GTACACCCGAAGTCTACGCAAGTTGTTTACGTTCTATGTTTACTTCCGGTTACGGAATGAAGTTAGCCGTAGCCGATTTAAACGCTATCGAGTGTAGGGTTTTAAATTGGATAGCAGGTAATGACGAAGTTATTAATGACTTTAGGGAAGGTAAGGACCCTTATATAAAAATGAGTTCTAGAATCTTTGGAATACCTGAAAAAGAAATAGACGACGAAAAAAGATTCTTAGGTAAAACCGCCGAACTTGGGTGTGGTTATCAAATGGGTAAGACCCGCTTCTATGACACTTGTATAGAATGGGGTGTACCGAATGTTACGCAAAAGATAGCTAATAAAGCCGTAGACATTTATAGGTCATCACACCCTAGAGTCGTTTCTCTTTGGAGTGATACAGAAGACGCCGCAGTTAAAGCGATTAAAACGGGGACTGCGCAAAGAGTAGGTCGTGTCGTTTGGGGCTTTAGTCGTGGGCATTTATGGGTACAGCTTCCTAGTAAAAGAAAAATTAAATTCCCTTACGCAAGTCTTCGCAATGAAGCAACACCTTGGGGCGAGTACCGCCCTAAAGTCTACTACCATAGAAAGCACCCTAAGACTTCTAAATGGGTCAACAAGGCCACTTATGGTGGTTCTTTAGTAGAGTCGGTATGCCAAGGTATAGCACGCGACATCACCATGTATGGGACGTACAACTTAACTAAAGCCGGGTACCGTTATCTATTTCAAGTCCATGACGAAGTTATATGCGAAAGTAAAAAACCTAATATAGAAGAGTACATTAAAATATTAACAACATGTGCGCCTTGGTTTTCTGATTTACCAGTTAAAGCCGAAGGGTATATAAGCGAGAGGTATAGGAAATGAATAAAATTGATAGTCTATTGTGGCAGGCAAGCTGGGGTATTAAAGCTTCAATCGAACGTAAGTCTTATGACGAGTTATTAGACTACGCCCATGATAAAATAACAGAAGCAAAAGCTTTGCATATTACTGGAGACGTTCAAGACATTGAACCAATAGTCGAACGTCCGGTAGACCAAGTAATCGGTACACTTTGGGAAGTGCCCGTCGTAGTAAAGAAGTCGCCTTCTAAAGTTAAGATACAAGGTAGGTTTAAAACACCTACAGGGAAGTTTGATTCTATTTGTATTCACTATCACGCAGGTAGTGAAGACGAAAACTCTAGAAAAGATGCCGATAGTATGCTCGCCTATCTTGGCAAGAATGGTTTAGGTTGTATCGCTTTAGATCATGACGGTACTTTCTATGAACCTGCGAATATGAATCTAGAAACGCAATGGGGTTCTAATATTGGTAAATCTAATTGGAAGGGTACAACTTCCGTATCAAATAGAGCACTCGGTATTGAAACGATTAATTCAGGTAAGCTTGTTAAGTTTAACGGCAAGTATTACGCGTGGTTCGATTTAATCCGTAAAGGCGGTAAGTACATAGCTATAAGACCGGGACGTAAACCACACCCCAATCCTAGAATCATTACGAAGAAAAAAGGTAACCATCTTGTAGGTGCATGGGACCCATTCACGCCCGAACAAGAAAACGGTTTATTTTCAATCTGTTTAAAATATATTCGTAATGGTCAATTAAAGGACGTTTCTTTTGTTGACGGTCACGACGGTATGGCCTGGCCTAGAGGTAGAAAAGCAGACCCCGGCGCTTGCCTATCTGTCACCATGGAAGAATTTAGAAAACAACTAAAGGCAGCGTTATAAATGACGTTCTATGAAGCGGTTAACGCGGGCGCGGTTCAAGGCGCATACTATGGTGTATTGATTACTTCGACTTTATTCTTTTCTACAGTAAGTTATGCAATTATTAGTATTATAACCTTACTAACTAGATTAATGAAAAGGAAAAGGTATTAAGTACTAGCCCGGTTCTACTCGGACCGGGCTTCTATAGTTTAGAGGTAATGCTTTTAACTATTTTATCTAATTGCATGATAGCCTTATCTACAGATTCTACGGCGACATTACATTTCTTTCCGTCGCGTATCATCATTCGACAAGCTTTTAACCAATCTATTTTTATTTTAGTCCAGTCACTTGCACGAAGCATAATCATCTTGGGCCTTTGCTCTACCCATTTTGCATTATAAACTATGTAAGCTTTATGGGTGACTGTATTAGTACAAGCGCCTTCGGCACCATCTAAGAAAGGTATTTCTATACAAGGGTCAACTTCTGTAACGGGTCCACTTGCGCAGCTACTTAGGGTTACCAACGTTACCAATTTTAGAAATAATCTCAAGGTAGTGCCTACGTATTTTATTCTTTTCATCCTCATTATAAACCTTTGCCGTTGCTTTTATATATGCTTTTGTTGCTAGCTCTTCAAATTCTTTTAACTTCATTCCTTCTTTATACGCATCTATCTTTAAATCTATAAAGAAGACGGTGCCTTCCATAAAGAAACCTAGAAAAGAACGTAATATAAAATCAAGGGGTTTAACCCATTTCCCGACGATACCTAACTCTGCTAATAAAAGGGTAACACCTAGATGCGCTACAAATGTATCTTTATGTTTATTTGTTACTAATCGTGCGAAAAATAAAGCTATACCCCTTTCACCCATACTAACCTTCGACTTTAGGTTCCGGGAAAAGCATTTTTTCAATCTTATCGACTAGAACGTCGTCCCAAGTGTTGTCTGTTTTCTTAGCGACAGACCTTAAACCATTCATCACTAAACGCTTTAAGCTTCCACCTGCATAAACACCAAACTTGAAACCTTCAATCTCTACGCCTGCTTTTGCGTCTAGAACATCATTGTTTTCAAGGTTTACGTTATACTCGCCAACCGTCCCTATCTTACCTACTACTAATTTCTTGTTTTCCATTTACCACTCCTCTATGGTTATATTATCTATGTCTTCTTATTAGTTTAATCTCTTCGACGTTTAGTTTTATCATTTGATTATTTTGTTCTATCATTTTTAAAAGTATATTGTTGTTAGCGACACTCTCAGTCTTAGTGAATCTATCTTTTGTAGTATCGTTTAAAATGTTAAAAATCTTGCCAAGTTCTACAGACATTTCTCTTTTCATATCTTTATAGGCGTTAGTCTGGTCTTTACGATCTTGGGCTACTTCTTTTTTAAATTCGCGCACTTCCCTATCTCTACGCTCGTCAAGCTTTTCGTTTTGATCTATCCTTTGAATTATAGCCGCAGTTTGAATTTGTTGGTTACTGTTAATTGAGTCAACACCTTGGGCTTGTAGAGCCATGAATAGTTTAAATATAATAGCTCCCGCACCACCACTGGCTAGCACGGTGCCTGTCGTTTTTAGTGCGGGGTCCATCTTCTTTTCTTCGCTCACTTTATCCCCTTCTTAATTACTTAACTCTTCGTGCTTTTATTGTATGTGCTACTTGTAAATTAGAAATTGAACCCGCGCTATAACTTTTTAGATAGTAAGTGTCTTCCGCTGATACGTTAACCCTATACATTAAATTAAGTGTAGAGTAGGTCCCGGTAGTATTGGACTTAACTGTTGAAACTACGTTATCGGGATTAGCCGTGCTAGGAAAAGAAGACCCCGATGCGGTACTTATTCCCATGTAAACACCTGTAGAAGTCGTAGCCCCATTTGAATAATAAGCAACTGTTAAATAAATATCCCACTCACCCGGAGTTAAATCAATGGTGTCTAAATCTCCCCATGTATCTGCGGCATGGGGGTGGGTGTAAAGAGTCGTTATTTTTTCTTCTAAGTATTCGTTGTTATTAACAACACCAAGAACCGCGTAGTCTGGGCGATTAGAAATAGTTAACCAATGTAGTGTATTAGATGCGGAAAGTGTAGACCCCGTATCGCTTCTTATTTCTAGTTCGTCACCTTTATTTAGTTTACCTGTCCACGTAATACTCATCAATGTACCATTGCTAGGGTTATACCCGACCATCTTATCAATACTATTGTTTATATATGAATAGTAAATAGGTTTAACACTTGTCGTGGTTTTAACACTGCCTTTTAGTTCATAGATTCCTGTTTTAGGTGCTACAAATTCGTCACCGTCCCAAGCGTTATGGGTGTCGAGTTCTTCAACGTAACTAATGGGGGTAGTATTACCTGTTAAAACTTGACCGCCGTTAGACCTTCCCATAACTGTTATAGTCTGTAAACTTAGTTCATTACTATTTACTTGCGCTCCTACGTCCCAACCTGTAACTTTAAAAGTAGCCTCGCCATGTAAAGAGAAACCTGCGGCTAAACTCGCTACCGTAATTGCTCCGGTATCGCCGGGTGTAATAAAACCACTGTAGACTTGATATGAACCTAGTTTAGTAGCACTTGTCGAAGAACGTGCAGGACCTAGATAGGGTCCTAAGATTAAATCGGATTCAGAAGACCCACTACTCTCAAACTCGACACCTGTAGGGAAGCTTATTTTTATGCTACCCGCATTACCCGATGCACCACCACCTGTACCGTTTCTAAATCCGTAATGTATCTCTATGGTGTCACCTGTACGTCGCCACTTACCATATAGAGGTACGGACGAAGTACCGTCCAAGGTAACACTACCGCCGCCCGATGTAAGGAAATTAGGTGTATAGTCTTGCCAACCTGTAGTAATAGTAGACTGTATAGTGGTACTTGGGCCTAATTTAAACTCATCAAAATATAAAGACCATGCCGTTGCGTTTGTACTATTAATTTTTAATCGTAATTGAACTACCTCGGTGTCGTCTTCTGTATAAACAACAAAATTAAATTGACCTTTAGAATCTAGTAACTCTAAATCTTCTGTAGGACCTGAATATAATACGGCAGCGTTTGTAACGTCATAAAGTTCTATAACTAAATCACTTGAGTCATAACCCGTTAATGCTTCATAAGAAAAAGAACCATATAAGGCTTTACCCCTGTCAGTTAAGTCGATGGTTTGAGTGTTAAGTTTTATAAATTCACTCGAAGCGTCATTAGCTGATTTATCAACTTGTAAAGAACCTTCACTGGCAAGATGCGCCGAAGCTTCTACTGATAAAGTTAAATAAGAAGCCGTACCGCCCGCACCATCGTCGGTTAACCAAGACCCGACACTTGCTTCGACGTTAGCCGATTCACTATCAAAATAAGTTTTAGAACCGCCGCCCGCACTTGCACCCCACGCAAGGTTACCGCTTCCGTCGGTTATAACAGTTTGACCCGTATTACCGTCGCCGTCTGGTAAAGTAAAAGTAGTATTTCCTGTCAAAGAATTTGGTGCCTTGAAACCTGTATAGTTTGTACCGTTAGCTGTAGTTTCATAGAATCTTAAAGGGTTACCATTAAGTACCCCGACTATTCCTTTAACAAAAAAGTCTTTAAGTTCGGTACGTGCGCAGGCAACGACAACGACTGAACTAATTAGTAGTGCTGTAAATATTTTTAAAAAGTTACGCATTCCATACCTCAATTATTTTATATTCAAAAGAACTAGCATAAGTGCCGCCCGTCATATTACTCGTTTTATATTGACCTTGACCGCTTGACGAATCTACGTGCAGGTAGTTAGTCCCGTAGTCACCACCTTCGGCACCATCGCCTAAGGCGTTACCATACTCTATAGACCTGTCATAAGTCCAAGCACCGCTAATGTAACGTGCTATTATAGTCCCTACCTCGTCCCTTACGTCTGGGGTATCATCGGACCGTTGCGCTCGATACCGAATAACGTAATAAGTATAGGTATCTTTATCAAGCAAAAGGTCTGTAATGTCTTCGTACGTCGATTGGTTATTAGTTAGTGTAATCGTAGCCGTTGAGATTACCAGATTAGGAAAAGCAGTTTTCAGCGCAGTTTTAAAAACATTAAACCAACTGGCGTCTACTGCTATTACATCGGCATTACTTCGTGTTGGTATTAATAAATCCCATATACTTGTCATTATACTATCCTTATGTAAAATAAAACGTCCATAGTTTTAGGCGCTATACTTAGGTTACCACCGCCGCTTGAACTAGTGGTAGGGTTCGCACTTCCCGTTGACGTTGCTACGTTTTGTATTCTAATTAGTGCACCACCACCATAGATTGAAGCTTGGGTCTTGCTAATTGAGTGACTATGGTTAGGTCCTGTATGGGTATGGGAAGGTAAAGAATATAGGTTATTACTATTACCGACTGTCGTCATTTCAGTAGTACCGTCTTGGGTCGTGTCACTCGCGCCCGCTAACATTTTACCGACGCCCGAAGCGCCGACTTGACCCATAGTAGGCGCGTACCTTCCTTCTAATGGTGATGTAACTATATATTCGTCCCAAGAACCTACGCCGTGTTGGTCGTCATAATTAGCTTTATTAATTATAGTACCGTTACATTTAAACCAACCTTGGGCTACGTCTATAACACCATTATAGATAAATGCAGGTGTTACCATCCCGGTAAAAAGGTGACCATTAGTTATATGCATTTTTTTAAAGGGTACTAAGTCAGTTCCGGCGTCGGCACCATCGGTCGTAGCAACACCACTAGAGTTACGCGGTACTTGACCTTCACTTAAAGCGGTTTTGTATTGATTAGGGTCGGACTCTTCAATTATATTCGTGTCTGCTTTATCGACTAAAGTGTTATCACTCATTATATAATCCTAATCCAAAACTGAAACTCTATAGATTGTGGTTTTACGTTTACAGTATGGGACCCACTCGCCGAAGTATTACCCGTACCCGTTGCACCTATAGAACTTATACTTTGTAAACCCGCCGTACCACCGCCTAATACTTCGTCGTTAAAAGTCCCATTAAGGACGTGGGTGTGGTTAGGTCCTGTATGGGTATGGTTATCTATAGTTACTTCGTGGTTAGCATTACCTACGGGACTAATAGCCGTAGTACCATCTTCTGTAGTAGATGAAACACCCGATGGTATTTTATCTACAAAGTTAGGTGAATATAAACCGTCTAAATCCGAACTAACTATGTACTCGTCCCAAGAACCTGCGCCATGTAAAGAATCATAATTTGTTTCGTTTATTATACTTCCATCACATTTAAACCAACCTTGGCCTGGAGTTAGTAAGCCGTTATAATCGTGAAAAGGCATAATCGTTTTAACTTTTAAGTACCCTACGGTTATGTTAGCTTTTTTAAAAGGAAGTGTAGACGTGCCGATACTTCCCGCGTTAGCACTCGGATTTCCCCCGGTGTTACGTGGTACTATGTCCCCACTTAAAGCCTCATTATACTGATTAGGGTCGGTATGTTTTATTTTCTCGCCGTCTTTTGCCGTCGCTATATCGTTACTGCCCATTATATAACCCTAATCCAATACTGTACCTCTATTGATTCGGGTTTACCATCAACGGCGGTACTCGCGCCGAAACCTGTAGTAGTTACGCCGCCCGCTTCGGTACTAGAATTTAGCGTACTAATAATAGTAGATGCAGCAAAACCGTAAGTACCGGGAGTATTAGAAACTGTATGAGTATGTGAACCGCCGACATGGTTATGATTAGGTGGTGTTAAGGTATTACTACCGGAAGTACCTATTAAACCCGAACCGTCGGGTAAAGTTTGCGCGGCTATTAAACTTTGAAGATAAGTATTACTTAAAACAGATGGTGCGTATAAACCGTCTAAAGGTGAAGAACCTATGTATGTATCCCAAGAACCTGCACCATGCGTACCATTGTAGTTAGCTTCGTTTATGATACTTCCACTACATTGAAACCAACCTTGACCGGGGTTATCTAGACCCACGTTATAGGAATGGTAATGCATAATCATTCCTACGAATAGATGACCTACAGTAACTTTTACTTTTTTAAAAGGTTTAGTTTCTGTACCAAACTCGGCAGCGTTAGCCGTAGCGATACCACTAGAGTTACGCGGTACTTGGTCCCCTACTAAGGCGCGTTTATACTGATTAAAGTCGTTAGAACTTACTATATCTCTATCAGCTTTAGTAAGTAGAGTATCGTCACCCATCTATTATATTTCCCTAAGTTTAAAAATTATCGTATTCTTATTCGGTGAATACTTAATACCTAGAATCTTAAACGAATAAGCATCGGGGTCGAGCGTTACGTCCCAACGTCCGTAGGGATACCTAGAAGCACCATAGGCCGAAAGTCCGTAACGTGGTATAATGTTATTATCAGCACTCGTATAAACAGTAGGATAGTCAACTTGTACCCGGTCAAGTATAGAGAGACCAAGGGAAGCGTATTCTATCGGGGTTTCTAAATCAAATTCAATTTTAGGACTAGAAAACTCGTCTTTATAATCATCTAATATATTATTAATTTTTGTACTCGAACCGTCGGCTATAGTTAACGAACTTAGTTCTTTTTTCTTTACCCCGTAGAGTTCAACACTCGAAATCGATAAGGACTTAAAAGTTGTATTCGCCCAAGTCCAGAAATTAAAAACTCTATTTATCCCGTCTCTGTATCTAGATAAGTCGATTATATCTTCAATACCATTAGTAGAACCTTGACCGTAGAAAGTTCTTTGAGAAGTAGCCGTCGCTTCTCTCGGTGTAACATATACAGTATTGTTTTTAATATAAAGAACCGCACCCATGTCTTGTAATAGTTTCTTTAAAACTTCGCCGACTGTTTTGTTTTGTAGCTCGTCTTTATTATCTAAAGCCGGGTCATAGTTCGTTGTTATATTAGAAATACTTACCGTTACTAAACTATTAAAAGGTACTTGATCTAAACAGGTATAGACCGCATCTACATAGTCACCCGTTGCGTCTATATCATCATAAGGTACTTCTAATTCATTTAATATTGATTCATAACCCAATACAGAGAATTCGGCGAATTGTTCTAATACATTTGATAGTGAATTGACTTCGGTAAGTACGCCCTCGAAGATAGTTTCTTCACCACCTAGTGACTCTTTACCGGGATAGAAGAACCCACATATTAAAGGTTCGGTTCTTCTATCCCATGTTATTTTAATAATCGCATTTTTTCTTTTAAAAGTAAAAATACTCTGCACGCTATTAGCGTCTGAATACCTACCATGGTCGTTACGTAGTGTTACTTTAACATTTGAGTTTTTAATAATCCCTACGTCGAAATCGGTATTATCAATAGACATAGAAACGTCGCCGACTTTTAGTAGGTCTTCTGAAATTTCTATAAAATCCGATACGTAGTTACCGTCGGCATCGAATGGTTTTACATATGCTCTATACTTACCCAAGTTAATTAACCTCAACTAACATTAGCTTTATAGGTATTCCGTTCTTATAACGACCCTCTACATAACTTGGTTCGTATTCGCTCGCAATGTTCATAAAAAATATATCTTCTAATCTATACCCCGGTCTTATTATCTCAAAGTCTGTTAAGTCGCCACCACTTAATGAGACATGGAAGCCCTCGTAAGTCTCAAAGAGTGTTTCAATTAGATTAAAGTCGGTGTCGCTCGATACACTTGGGTGTGTTAGTTCACAACTAAAACCGCCGACTTGACTAGATATAAAGTTCTTGCCCGAAAGGTAGTTACTAGTTTTTCGTTGTTTAGAAAACTGCGCCTTAATCATAGGTTGAAAAGAAAACTCGCCCAAGTATTCACATACTAGTAATTGTTTTATAACCTTATCAGCATTTAATGTTTGCGCGGCAGTTACTATTATTTGTAATTTTTGAGATTCAACTATAGTAAAGTCATAATACTTAGACGTATCTGTACTTGTAGTTTCACTAATAGGAGTCGAGAAATCAGTCCACGTCGAACCATTCCAATATTTAATAGTGTAGGCTTTTAAGTTATGCCCTATAAGCATAAGTCTCGAAAACTCTTTTAAGTCATTAAAGTCTATTTCTATAGTGGTGTTAGCTGCGTCTGTAGAATCTGTCGTCGCCCAACCGGAAGAGTTACTTCTATTTCTCATAAAGTCAGAAAACGATTGACCTGTATTAGATGCAACGGCGTCGGTAACAGTAGTCGTAGGTAATGCGTTTGATAGATCGTAAACGCTTTTCTTATAGAACTTTATACCCATTATGTAAGCCTCGTTTGGAATAAAGAAGTACCTAAACTTTGACGCTCGATAATCTTCTCTTCTATTAAATCTATTAACCCGTCACGTAGGGTTAACTCGACTGTCATTCTACCACCACCATTATTTAGAAACTCTTTTAATTTATCGGTGGTACTTCTATCTATGACGGTTTCGCCCGGTGTCGCTAACATGGGTACACTATCCCTATTAGCGCCTCTAGCGACGGGTACTTCAACACCTCTATTAAGTCTTACCACTTTAATCTTTGATATATTTTGAAGGGTAGCCGCGCCTACAAGTCCCGCTAATACAAAGTTAAAAGGTGGCGGTGCCGAAGCTAACGCTTTTTGTACCGCTACGTACCCATCTTGCGTAGCTTGGTAGATAGCGAATAGGCGACCAGCGGCAGCTAGTTCTTTATTAGAGTTATTACTTAGTGTAGTTATCGTACCTACAGTAGCTTTAAAGTTTTGCTCTCTAGTTTGCTGTGTCTTCTCTTCATGCTTTAGACGCTCATTCATTAACTTGCGTTGTCCTAGGTCTTGAAGTTTATCTAATTTACTAACTGCATTTCTGTATTGCGTTTCGGTTAATAAGTTCTTTGATTTCGCTTCTTGTAGTCTAGCCCTTTCTTCTTCTTGTTTTGTATCTAGCATTTCTTGACGTGCCGTAAGATAAGCTTCTTCTTCTATAAGCTTATTACTTAGATTCATTTTTAATGCTTCTAATTCAAAACTATAGTTTTCTGCGAGTACGTTTTGCGTATTAGCTAAGGCTAAACCGAAATCTTTTAAAGCAGCTAGTCTGTCTTTTTCGGCTTGGGTTAACTCAACAACTTTTTTCTTTTGTTGGTTCATTGGTTCAATAGTAGAGTTAACGCCGTCTTTTATTTCCTGCATTCCCATTCTAGCAACGACTGACATTTCGGCTAACTTTTCAGATACCGAACCTAGCTTTGTTTCCGAGTCATCACTGAATATAGTTAATTGTTTTTTCATTAACTCAAAAGATTGCATGAAATCTTTAGAAGCTTGATCGGCGTCACCACCTAGTATTCTTATTCCGGCTATTAATAAACCAATAGGGGTAAGTAATGCGTTTACAACACCCGCAGTAAACTCTAAAGACCTACTAAGAAAGTCTAAAGTGTTAACGACGTATCTAGTCGCATCGATTAACATTATTAAACCTTCACTTACTAGTAACTGGTAAGACTGATTATTATCTAATAAATTTTTATCGACGTCGGCAAGTACACCGCCTAGCACTTGCATAACATTAATTAAAGATTGGTTCTTTGTAACTACGCCGCCTATCTTTTCTTGAATGTCGCCGAAGGTATTCGCAAGTTGTTGGTTAAGACCGCTAAAGGTTTCTACCTGAGAAGCGGCAGTACCACCGAAACGATTTATAATTAAATCAAGTGCGGCACCTGCTTTTAATTGTTCGACTGTTAACTCTCTAATGATAGGAAGCGATTCACCGAGTTCACCCGTCATACCTGCGTAAGTCTTACCAAGATTCTTAATAGAACCTTCTAAGGTAAGACCTGTCGCTGCACTTAATTCGATAGCCGCCTTAGTTAACTTCTTAGTTTCTTCATTTGATTTACCAAACGTCGAAGCAAGTGCTAGCATTTGTAAAGTTGATTCGTCACCTATCTTGGTGGTTCTTTGCATTTCACTAGCAAAGGCCTGCATATCTAAAGACGCCGCTTTAGAGTATTGACCGTTCAATGCTAATTGTTTATTTAGATTGTTAATAGCGTCTTCTTGAACTTGCGCCGCAGCTACGCCGTCAACGACAAACGTTTGAAACAAAGCCCCGGCTACGTCTTTTAAAGCATTGAAGGCACCAATGACGGCAGTACCACCAACGAAGCCGACCATAGTACCCATAGCATTAGAAAAGTCGAGCATATCCTTTGACCCTTCTTTAGAAAAGTCATCGGTAGCTTTCTCCATTTTATCGGTAGCTTGTTTCGTTGCTTTACTTGCTTTGTCTAGTTCACTTCGTAGACCTTGGGTTTCGGCTATCAGACTGACGACTAACTCTTCCAATTTTGCCACTTAACCACCTACCTTCTAGACCTTTAACGTCTTCACCTGTCATCTTGTTATTTTCTTTTTCTTCACCGAAAACGGCTTCGTGTAAGGGCCAATACTCGGCAAAGGTTAACTGCCAAAATCGGTTGGGTTCAATGTTTAGCCTTAGTTTTGATACAGCTAATAATCCACGCCAATTTAGACAGTCATCTTTTTTAGGTTCTTTAAAGCTAATTAACTTTTTTTTTCTTCGTTACTTAACTTTTTATTTTCATCAAAGTTACCGCCTGCTAACATTCTACCAATGAAAATAGTGACTTTCATCATTATTTCTTTAGTAGCGTTACACCCGATAATCATTGACCATATCTCTTCTTTTGAAAACTTCTTTTCATTCGGGTTTTCGGGGTTATGGTCGGCTTGGTTAAAGTAGATTATTTGACATATCTCTGTTAACGAAGGAAGAGAGCGCATACTCTCGTCTGTTAACATCCACTTCATATCTACTTTACCGTCGGGACCTACTTTTGCACCCCTAGAAAACTTCCACGCAAGATAACTAATTGACCCTACGTGGGTTTCAGTCATCGCAATATTTTCAAATGTAGGACGTAATAAGATTTTTACGTCCCCAAGACTAACTTCGATTTCATTACGAAACTTATTTTCCATTACGCCGCCTGATAGATAGTGATAGCACCACTTGACTCGAATGAAGCCGTGAACGTAGCTTCACCATTATGTTCCGCACTCGATTCTAGAGAAGCGATTTTAAAACAACCGTGATAAACACGTCCTGCATTAGCGTCAACAAAAGCCAAGCATACCATCGAGTTAGCGAAAGCACTCGCTTCCATTGCTTGGAAGTTAGTAGAGTTATTATAAACCCCGTCACCCGATACCGATGCACTTTTAAGACCTGCACCATCTTTTAAAGTCTTCCATTGATTAGAGCCGTAGTTCGTAGTTTCAATAGATTCACTCGCAAAAGCTAATCCGTGTGATCTTAAACCACCAATGCCTTTGAAGTATTCAAACTCCGCATCGGTTAAGTCTTCGTCAAAACTAATAGCCGTCCCGCCCGGTGTTGCTGAAATGGTGAACGTATCAGCATTGACTACTGTTTTAACAAAATAAAGTTGATCGACTACAAGGTCGTCCATAGTGCCGAGTTCGGTAGCGTTGATACGTACCATATCATTGACCTGTAACCCGTGGGCTGCCGCTACCATGTTATTAGCGTTTGTCGCGTTTACGATTGTTACGTCGTCAACTTCGCATATTTTTAATAGTAAATCCTTACCGCTTCTCTCGTTTGTTTCTGTATTACAAGAACCCATTTTACTTTTCTCCTATTTTTAAGTTAAATCTCTGTATTCCATGTTTAGTAACGTTATCTGTATCCGTTTCGATATCAATGTAAGTACGACGTAACTGCAAAGAGTTCCACCCATCTATACATAAGTCAGTGTTATTTAATAATTGGTCAATGCGTTGTTGTATTAATTGTACGGGCTTATTACCCCTTTGAAGGTTAACCGTATCGTCTGGTTTATAGAAAACATTTAATTGAAATTCACATTCCATACCTTGAAAAGTTATATTACTTCTATCTACCCAAGGTAGAACCTGCATAGTGATATAAGGGTAGTCAGAGTTATCAGGTACGTAATCATAAACCCTATCGGTAGTGGTATCGACTGTAGAGTCACCACCTAGGAAATCTATAAGTGCGTCGTCATTTGAAAGTAATAAATATATTTCTTTTTGTACTTCTAGTGGTGCCCAGTCGCCGTTACCAATGATAGCGCCCGGTACGAAAAGAGTACCCGTTAGGGAATCATTAGGTCCGAAGACCGTACTTACCGCGACACTACCCACACCCGGTAGAGTAACATTACCCTCAAAGCTATCGACACCATTATCGTATATAACGCCGTCTAAGACTTCTGTAGGGTCGGGTACGTTAGCGCCTACCGTTGTTGGTGTCACGGTAACATAGTCTACTCTGTCGGTAGCGTCTAAGTTTAGACCGCCCGAAGTGGGGTCTATTATGTAATCGGCTATCGCGCCTTCGTCGATATAGAAATGTGAGTTTTGAGAAACGTCACCACACCCGTAGCCTATTTGTTGTATCTGGTCGCCCGTGAAGTTAGCAGATAGAAAACGGGTAGACGTGCTAGTACCGAGTAGTGTCCCATTGAGATAAACTTTAAAACCCCTAGTGGTATTATTCCAAGTCCATGCGATATAATAGTCAGTATCTATTAATAGGCTACCGCCGAAGTTATAACCATTGATACCTCTACTACCGCCGTCATTATACATAAAAACTTTAATAGCTGCAGTACTGTCTGTATATACTTCAAATAATGGTGCAGGTCCTAAACTTCCAATACTTTGTATAACTTGCGTACCGAAGAAACTTTCGAAGTTTATTTTAACCCAACCGCTTAGGTCCTTACTAGTAGTAGTTATGTTAGAACCACCATTATATACTAACCCATTAGCGCCCGCACCACCGCCCGCAAGGTCTAAAGAAGTAGTACCGTTATAACCGGGTTTATCGGTAGATACTGTCGCACCTGTACCGCCGACCTTGCCGGGTGTTTTGTTTACACCATCGGCGTAGACTATCGCATCTAATTTAGTCCCATTAATGTAGTGGCGAATCTGCGGCATTACTTAACCGCCTTTTTAATAGAAGCGAGTAACTCTTTTCTAAACTCTTTAGGTATTTCTTTTTTAGATTTATTAACGGCAGTAGAAAGCCAAGGTCGGGCTTCCATTTTCTTAGTCCCAAACTCTAAAGCCTTACCATATTTTAAGTTAGTACCGACTTCACCTTTTAAACCACTATCACTAAAGTCAAACTTTATAGATTGAACTAACCGACCTGTATCGGTGTTAGGTGCCTTGCCCGGCGCGGAGACTTTAACTTTTCTTTTAGGACTATAACGAAACATTCGAGTACCGCTTGAATTAGCTTGAATAAGTTTTACAGCATTTTCGTGAATAGCGAATACCGAATCGCGAACGGCTTTAATCATAGCCGTTTCAGCATTAATAAGTATTTTATCTATCTTTTTATCTAAAAGCTTTCGCCCGTCGATACTTGCACTAAAACTCATGTCGCTGTATTTTCCTCTGCGTCGATTGTTAAGTATGCTTTACGTTCGTCGGGTATTCTTACGCCTTTAACTTGAAAGGTTCTACCGTCATAAACGAAACGCATATCGTTTGTTATATCAGTTCTATATCTAATGGTTACCTTGTGTGATCTATGGTATTCTATTTGTTGTGAAAACTGTCTTTCACGTGCCGACACGGGTTCGATTTTTGCCCACACCGTCGCAACGTCCTGTAAAGAAGTCGTCTTACCGCCTTGACCGTCACTGTCTTCGGTTAACTGTTTAAAAGTTATCCTATGTCTTAATTCTGAAATGTTAACTTGCGTGATTTTGCTCATTAAACTTTTATCATCCTATATGGCTCGAGTAACATCATTACACTTGCGGGAATCTTTGGAAGTTCATCGCCTCTATGTTCAAAGAGTAAAGCGGCAAACTGTTTTACTGATTCCTGTATTGCGTCCGGTATAACTGTATTATCTGTAGTAGCTGCATCGGCTATCGCGTAACCCGCACCGAAGCCAAAGACCGCAGTAACTTGAATACCATTGACGGGTCTAAGAACTGTACTAGGCCACGTCGAACCACTCTTTAAATGTATCGAACCCCTAGGACCTATCATATCGGGTGTATAGTTTGAACTTGCGAATATAGCTTCTGTATCTGATTCGTCGAATGTTTTAATACTTGTAACAGAAGACATAGGACCGAAAGGCATTTCTAATTTACCTGTAGAGTAATCATTTAACATGGTGATAGGTGCGTCTCTACTACCATCCCACCAATCGTCTGTTCTTTTGCACCCGAAACCATCGAAATAAATTTCCCATGTTTGGGTACAAAACTTCGTATCGCAATACTTTTCTAAGCGTTCGGTAGCCGCCCTAAGTTGAATAGTAACAAGCGTATCATCGTCGGTCGTATCAAGTCTTAGAAAGTTTTTTAGCCTTGCTAGACTTACGGGTACGGTTGTGGGTGCTACGCTTCTTTTTGACTTTGGTATCACGTTTTTTCGCCTTTTTCTTTTTATCCTTAACCTTACGTTTCGGACTTTCATAACTTGGGTTAAGGTCTGTAATAGTGACAGTCCCTTCCATTTCTAACATTACCGCGTCTTCTTTTTCTATTTCTAGAGTTTGACCCCTATATGCTAATACGTCTCTTCCTTCTATGTTTAAAAGTTTTTCAGTTAGAAAATATACTTCTGTTAGCATACTAAACCTTTAAATGAGTTTACCCCTAGCCCGTCTCAAGGCGTCGGGGTAAAGCCGACTTCAATTAAGATGCCGGGTTAGCTTTTAAGTGACCTTGAATTGCGACAGCCGAAACAACAGCCGAAACCGTACCGCCCTCTACAATGTTAAGGCGTGCATATCTTTTATTACCTCGGTAATGAATGATATGAGTCGTATCTTGATCGTCGGTAGAATCTAGGATCTTAGCGATTCCGTTAGCACCATCTTCGGCGTCGAATAAATCGGCATCTACGCAGTCAGCGTAAGAACCATCTATGTCAACGTCCGAATCTTGAACCGTGAGTGATAGTTTATTAGTCGATGTAAACGTAAAAGCGCCCGCGTTTACTAAGAACATAAGCGACCCGCCTAGTTCATTATCAACGCTCGTAGTAGCGTCCGTAGCTGTTAAAGCGGCACCCGGTAGAATGTTAGTGACTTTAATTGTATCCTTCATTGATCTTAACATTTTGAATTTCTCCTATAGGAATGTTTATAAATAACTCAATTAAACTATGAAGCCCGATTCTTAGTAGAACCGGGCATTGGGTAATTACGATGCTTTTTGTTGCAAGATTTTCAATGCTTCAAAAAGTTTAACCCCGCCGCCTACACGTTTAGTCGTATAGAACTTAACGTAAGGTTTAGCGGTATAAGCGTCGCGAAGAACACGAATACCAATTCTATCAACAATTTGATAGCCCGCTCTAAAGTCCCCATAGATAGCCGTGAACTTATCGATAGCTAAAGTGCTATCAAGGTCACTAGCGAACATAACAGGCTTACCTAGAAGCTGGTTAGGTTGACCCGCAGTCAGTCCCGGTTGCCACAAATATTGACCGTCATTAGTATCTTTTAACTTACGAATCGCTTTCACGTTAAGTCTGTTAATTAACCAATGGGCGTTCATTTGATACGCTTCTTTTAATGCGCCTTGGGCGTCGAGTAAATCGTCACCACGGATAGCCGTGGCCGATGCCGTTTTAACAGCCTCAACTTGGTTAAACGCATTAGTAAGCGCGGCATAAGCTAAGATACCTTTCGGTTTTCCTACGCCGTTACCGCTAACAAAAGCCGTAGCTTCGTCACGTTGGAACTTCTCACTTACTTTAGAAGCTAACCATGCTTCTAGGTTTACACCCGAATCGTCGAGAAGCTTTTGCGTGGCTCTCGGCTCTGCGTAAAGTTCGTGCGCAGGAATGATGATTTTTTTCATTTGAGGGGTAGTAGTTTCGGTACGTGATTCCGTTTCACCTACCCAACCGCTGCCCGCTTCACCACCATCGTAAAGCATTTCCATGCCGTCACTTGAGATAGTTTGAACAGAAGCAAGTTGACGGACGGGTGAAGATTCGTAAACTACTTTAGAAATCTCACTAGACATATCAGGACTTACAAAGAACCCGCCGTCTTCGTCGCTATCGACACTCATGGACTTAACCGCGAAGTCGCGAAGTTCTTTAGGTACTTCGACACCTTTAGACATGAAACGTTGGACGGCTTCTTTATACTCGCCGATTTTAGCTTCATTTTCTTTTTTGCCCGATTGGTCTACACCTTGACCGCCGCGATTGATAGCAGTTTTTAACTCTTCAATCTTCTCATCGAGAGTGTCCATATGAGTCTGATTCTTTTCGAGTTTTTCAGTAGTAGCTGCACTCGCTTTACCAAACTTTTCAATTTCGGCTAGACGTTCGTCATTTGTCTTTTTAAAAGCGTCAAAAGCTTGACCCATTTCATCGAATTTCTTTTCTAATTCCATTTCTTACCTCATGGTGAAAGTTATTTATTTTATATAGTTGTAGATTAACCGTTACGAAACTTAGTGATTAAGTTATCTATCGACTGACTAATCTTAGTCGGGTCGTAGTCTACTTGCGCGGCTTCATTGCGAAGTGCTATCTCTAAATCTTTTAACGAGATTCCTTGATTAATTAAATCCTGTATTAAAAATTTCGCCTTGTCAACACTACCTATATTTTTAGCTGCGGTGACTAAAGCCTCGGTATTCATCGGAAAAGTGACAAGTGAGTACTCGAATAACTTCAATTCTTTAAGTCTTCTTACTCGCGGGTTATCTGTATCGGGTTCAGCTTTAATGGTCATGTACCCTATCGAAATTCCAGCACGACCGCCGTGTTTTTGCGCTTGTTTTGCGAGTAAGTATTTTTCTTGGGCCTTAGCGATACCTAATTCTAATTCGCCGACTACATCTAGACCTTTAGAATCTTCACTTGCTTCTAAGTTTATACCAATAGGAGAGTAGGGGTCATGGTCTGCTAAGATAGGCCACTTTTTAAAGTCTTTAATTGTTTTCTTAAATGCGCCTTTATCAACAATGTCAAAACCTAGATCAATGTTACCAAAGGTCGAAGCGTATCCTTCAATACGTCCGGTCGTTTTATCTTCACTTTCTTTTACTTCTGATAGATCAAACTCGAAAGTTTTATACTGAATTACTTTAGGTTCGGGCTTCTTGGTTTTTGACATTGTTACTTTCCTTTTCTTTACACGTGGTACACCCACATTCTTTACATACTGTTGAATCTTCTCTAAGTGATCTACACTTTGAGACTAACTTTTTACATTCACTACAAAAGACCTGTAAATAGTACATTTATTTTCCTTTGTTCTTAAAGACTAATACGCATCTACAATTAATAACTTGTTTAGCGGGTGCCGAACTATCGCCCGGTCCTGTCATTAGAATGTCGGGGTCAACTTTAAACGAATCGTCTATAGGTATCTCGCCGTTATTTTCGTCAACGTGTTTATGGTCTGCATTACCTGAATCATCACGTACCCTATCGTCTTGGGCACTTATCCATTGTTTATACATTTCGGGTACTTTCAAAGCTTTAACGGCTTCTAACGCACCATTGTTAGAAGCGACACTAACTTCGGTACGTGCGATTCGCATAGCGTTCGTTTTAGAAAGCCCTTCAAATTCAGACTGTAACATTTTAGAAAGGTCGGGCAATGTATCACCAGCAGTAATCGTTTCACTAATCCATTCTTTAACAATGCGACGAGAAGTTTTAGAAAGTGTATTAGATATGGTGCTTATCTTATCGGCGGTATTAGCTTGTATATATTGATCGACGAAACTATCAAAACGAAGATTAGATTTCTTCTCGATACCAATACCTAGCTCTTTACCTTCTGTCAGTATGCGATTACCAAACTCTGTTAAAACGTTTCGAGTATTACTACTTAAAGTATTATCAAGTTTAGGTAACCACTCGGTAATGTCTTTTATTAGTGCGTACTCGATAACCTTTTCGTCGGCACGTTCTAAGTCTTTACCTGTTTTAGAAAGCTTCTTAGTTAGTTCTTTAAAATCGCTACTTACTTCTTTGTTGTATTTCTTGGTAAGGGATAATCGGAGTTTATTTTGCGCCTTCCATGCTTTACGTTTTTCGTTAGCGTTAACCAAGTTGAATGACTTATATTCAGTATCCAAGAAAGTAGATTTAGAATCGTCGTCGCTATCATCATTAGTAGAATCATCGTCAACACTTCCTATGTTTGCAAACTCTTCTTTAGAGTAAAGAACACCGCCTAATTCCCAAAGGTCCATACCGTCAATCTCTTCATATCCTGCGGCACTTCTTTTTTCATTATAGTTTAAAAATGTAGATGACTGTAGAGAAGTGTACTTACGTTCGCGTTTTTCTACTAATGCTTCAATACTATCTTTGTCGTAATCGAGTAATAAGTCGTCCCCATAGATCGGCGCAAGCCACTCGTTGATGTCGTTTCTTAGACTGTCCATGTCGGGAATTATCGTCTCTTCGTAAAACGCTTCCTTCGCTTCTTTGTAATTCTGAAACGTTTTCGTCCCTAGTCCGATTATTTCGGGGGGTACGCCGTAGATTAGGGCCACGTCCTGCGCACTCACGTCCTTGCTTTTTAGAAAGTCCATTTCCTTTGGTGACATTGCGATGCTTTGCCAAGTTAAACCACCTTCAAGTATTGCGGGGTTACCTGCATTTTTATAACCGCCGTATGTTTCCTTCCAATTCTTTTTTAGTCTTTTATGTTGTTCATCGGTAATCATACCTTGCGGGTTAGCGTCCGTTTGTTTCATTTGTAAAACACCGGAAGGACGTGCCGATTGTTGTAGTAAAGCAAGATTCCATTTTTGACCTGCATTGTAACTATCGACAGAAATTAACGCCGCTTCTAAGGGCGACATACCATACCAGTCATCGGTAGGGTTAAAAGTCTTTCTATGTAATAAATCAGCACGAAGATTAACTTGGTCAACGTCCCAACCTCTAGAAGTACCACCATGCGAAAACTCATATCTAGCCGGGTAACCTTTAGCACCGGGAATGACTTTCATCTTATCGGGACGGACGGGCCAAAGTTCTTGAACGCTTCCTTTCTTAATAACGTTCGCTTCGATGTAACTGTTACCTGCTATCTTATAGTAACCGATTACAGCTTCAATGAAACTTGACCTAGTCATTAGTGGGTTTGGTTTATCCCATAAATCTAGTAACGGGTGCGACTCAAACTCTGTCCAGTTAGCCCTTCGTCCTTTATTCTTTTTGTACAAAATCCAATTAATACTTTTGCAAGCCGTTGTTATTTTAGAAATTGAAGTATAAACAATCGCGTTTTTATTAAAACCTTGTCTCGCAAACATTTCGTAATTAGCAGGACTCATTACTGGTTTACCGACGTTATGAACGTTCGTAACGATTCGGGCTTGAGATTCTTTGGAAGCGAAAGCGAATTTAAGACGCTGATAGAAATTCATTGGTGCCTTTTCTTTTAGTCGTTGAGTGATCTAATGCCGGGTCGTGCTTTACCGCGTTTGTTGAAATACTCGGTCATCATTGAGGTAGTGTCAACGATGTCGTCATGCTTCGCACGCGGGAATGATTCATGCTGATTTATAAACGTTTTAATTAAATTAACTTCCTTCTTTTCATATGTACCTTTTAAGTGTCTTGGTAAATGACATTTCCCGGCACGAACTGTAGGCGTTGCCGCAGTAGCCCTAACTACTTTATCACGTTGTAATGGGTCGAACGCAATTACTGGTATCGTTGTATCACTTCGTAAGTGTTGAATGAGTGAAGAACCCGCCGACTTATCTTCGATGACTACAGCATTATGTCGCCACTTATTAAACGATTGAATTGTTAAAGATTGAAGTAGTGGCGCATCGGTTTTCATTACTATTAAGTCTAATAAATAAAACCCATTCATAGTTCGTGCCCACGTTGCGAATACGCTGTAATCGTTAGTTATGCCCGGCTTTTGCGCGGCATCTATGAAGAGTACCGTTTCTAAAACGGGTGAAGGTGAAGCTTCGTAATACTTCCAATTATCCCTAGGAAATAAACCGCCTTTACTCGGTTTAGGGTCTTGATTAATCTGCGCTTCGGCTTCGTCTTCTAGTTCTTCCTTAAGGTTATCAAGACTTTCTTGGTCCCATTGTTCAGGCCAAAGTAACTCGCCCTTTTCTGTACGTGGATCTAGGAAGTTTAGCTTAGTTTTAGACTTTAGTTCGGCATCGGGATTGAACTCGCCCGGTAATATAAGACGACAGTATTTGTCATTCCTTTTTAATGTATGACCTGTTAAGTCGTCTTCGTGTAAACGCTGCATTATTATAACGCGGGCGTGACGTTTCGGGTTATTAATACGGGTGCTAAGAACTTTATCGTGCCAAAACTTTACCTTCTCACGCGATAGCTCGCTGTATATCTCGCCCACGTTATGAGGGTCATCGACTACTAGGTAGTCACCACCTTCGCCCGTTACAGACGAACCTACGCCGACACAACGTCTAGTGCCGCCCTTAGTGTTAGTAAACTTACTCGTTGTGTTTTGATCTTCGTTAAGTGTCCATGTCTGATTGAAGACTTCCATGTATTCAGGGCTTTCGATCAATTGACGGGTTTTAATAGAATCACGTTGCGCTAATGAAAGGGAATGTGAACCAAAGATAAAAGACTTATTCGGTTGCGTACCCCATACCCATGCGGGCCACATTACGCAGGCTTCAATACTCTTCATATGTCTAGGGGGTTCATTGATTATAAGTTTATCAATGTCGAAAGTTGTTACAGCTTCTAAATGGTCTGCGATAGTACGTATATGCCAACCGTCAACGTATTCCGTTTCAGGTTCAAGTACGCGCCACATATAAAGCATAAAATGAAATAAAGAAGTCTTAGATTTTCTTCTTAGTATTTCACGATTTATCTTTATTAGCTGAATGAGTTTGTTTCTGTCTTGAGGTGTCAACAATGTCCTTTGCTGTTCTTATCTCGCCGTCATTGTCTATGAACTCTGTCTTTTCAAACTTATCTAATTGGTCTTTTACTTTTACTTCGCAATCTTTTATTTCGCTACGTAATGCTAAAGCGTACTTTTCTTTTTCACGCATTAACTGTTCATCGTCCATACCTGCTAACTCGTTTTCAAGACTATGAGCTATACGAGTGGGGACCTTACCTATGAGACGGTCTAAAAAGAAGCTGAGGTTATGCGGGTCGCCTGTTCGATAGGCCTTTAACATTCCCTTGATTAACATTCCTTCAAGTATCGAGACACCACCAAGTTGTAACCTTTCGATAAGTCCTTCGACACTCATATGTGAGTTAGCCGTTAAGTATCGGTCTACTAATGCTTTATCTATTTTTATGTTTGAGACTTTATTCAGTGTGGAAGGCGAAGTCTGCGTTTTACGCGTACCCTTCGATTGCATCTTGTTACCTTTTTTGAAATGTCCACTATGGGACTTAGTAACTTTTCTTTTCGTTTTATCTGTAGAACCTTTAGTACGCGGCATATGTTCGCATTATTGCGTACTTAGATAAACGATGTCAATAGGGGGTAGGGGTCTATCTTTTAGGCGTGAAGAACCTCAAACCGACTAATCAAGCCCTTCGTTATAAGCTTCGACTTCCCAAGGTATCGACATATAAGCGTCTTCGTCATTCTTACCTGATAATCGAAACGCAATGTAGAATAATAAATAAGAAGAGTAAAACCTAAGTACATCAATGTCTTTAATTTGATGTACGTGTACTAACTGATGGTCATAGATACCCGTAATCTTAGCTTCGGCTTCGGGGTCGCGATAGAAAATAAAAGGGTATAACGTAATAGCTACAATGCCGAGAGTTTTAGGAATAAAAGAATTATAGAAGTGTCGAACTTTCAAGATTAATAAAACCTTTATATGCTAAGTAGTGAAAAACCGAGTAAATAGCTAATCCAATTAATAGCATTAAGACTATCTGATTAAATTTTGTCAAGCGCCTAATCACCATCGTAGACCAGGGGGTAGTAGCGGAGTATTATAGGCATCGGGTATAGATCTATCGCGTACTTCCTTTTCCCTTTGCTCTGTTCTATAGGCGCGAACTTTTTTCTTTAGTACCACTTTACTACACGAATTAGTTTTCTTTAATATATTAGAGACGTGGCTCTGTACTGCCCTTTCCGTAACACCCATCTTCTTAGATATTTCTTCTCGTGATAAATCCCAGAGGATATAAGTATAAACTTCCCATTCTTTTTTAGTGAAGATTCTTTTACTATACATTCTTAATGACCTGTCCACATTTAGAACATGTTTTTATTTTTAATGCTTCATCTAAAGCTTCACGAAATACTTTACTTACGTTAATACCTTTCTTCTTTGCTTGAGTTATTTTCTTTTCATTAACTCTCGTTGTATGGGTCGTGTCTAAATTATTCATTTTAAGAATCCCCATATAGAATAAAACTTTTTACTCTCTCTGCCTACTTCTTTAGGGTATTCAGCTATTAGAACTTTACTTCCTTTTTTCGTCGCTTCATATACATCACCTACGAAGACTGATTTAACTTTTTTAAAGTACCTAACGTCATTAGTTTTTAAACATACGAATCTATGTATTATATCTTTATCTGCGGATAATCGTAACCCGGTATAGACTAATTTAATACTACTCATTTCTAAATAACTCCCGGTAGTAGTATTCTTTGTTATCACTTTCTATCGCATTAACTATTCTATGGTCTTGCACGTCCATAATTGAACCCGGTAAATCATCGTTAGGGTCGCTATCAGGTTTATAACCCGAAGAAAACCTTTCGCGCATTGAAACGCATTGACCTATCTCACGCATTAGAAGTGCGACGACTCTATCACCATTACCGTTAGTCGTAAAGTCGATAAAAGTTGAATAGTCTATACGAATCGTTTCGCTATCACATTTAGAATGTACTTTCTCATCACGAAGATTATCTAAAACCACCCATTGAGTTACGTTAAGACGTTCACTCGCATAAGTTATAGAATCTAAAAGTATTTCTTGGACGTAAGGTAGTAGCTCTTCGTCTACTCTTTCTAATGACTCTCTACTCGCGTAAGCTTGACCGTCACCATCGCTGCAAGCGATGTTAAAAATTAGTAGTGGGGTTAGTAGTATTAAAATTAGTTTATTCATCCTATACCGCCTTACTTTCATACCATGTATCACATTGTTGACTTGGGTGAATGTTATAACCCTGATAATTTATAAGGATACAGTTTCTAGTAGGTAAAACTTTTAACCACGTTTTACTTTTATAATCCCAAAATCTGTTTTGCGTTTTATGTTTCTTATAGAAAGGGTATTTCATTTTTTGCACCTTTATTAGTTATTAACTTCTCTACCTATTTAGTGTAACACGTTTGTAACACGTTAGCAAGTGTTATTTTTACATTCCTTTAAATGCGTTGTAGCCGTATCCTGCGATAAGAAGCGCATCTACTACGCCCTCGTCGAGTTTACCGCTTCTAGGGCCTTTAGGAATGAACTGTATCAATTTAGGATAAAGACGGTTTATAGCGATGACACTTTTTGCCTTCGGCTTTAAATCTTTATTAATGCCTTGGTGAATAACCTTCGTCCACTTCCTAGGTTCTATGTAAGTCACTGATAAGTCACTCAAGCTAATAGCTATCTCTAAAGCCGAGAAGCCTCTACCATATGTAAACGCCGCCGACGCGCCTTGACCATAGCCTGCGGCACGTTCTAAGAAAACATGGGCGTTAGGATACTTCAAAAGAAACTCCCATACAGATTCATAGCAAGTAAACTTCTTTTCGTTTAAAGGCATCTTTAAAGCATCTATAGTATCACCATTGAAGTAAACTAATGCGCCCGTGTTACCGGGGTCTACGCCGATGACTTCAATTAATTCTTTAGACACCTTGACCCCACATAGCTACAAAACCCATTACCATAAACCCATTACCATAAACCCCACGAGCGTTACAGATACACCCAAGATAATTAACACCAATAGTAAGTCTAAAATAATTAAAACAATTTTCTTAAATAAACTCATAAAATCCCCACTTTAAAAATGTTACCACTGTTACCATTTATACCAAACAAAACTCTAGGACCGTATATACGCGCAGGATTCTACAGTCTGCGCAGACGCTATATAGCTACTATATACTAATATAATATAATTAATAATATATAGATAGAAGTAGTAACAGTGGTAACATATAGAGTAAGTTACCGTAATACCTACCAAAAATGGTGTTACCACTAGTAGTAAAAAGTGATAACAAAGTGGTACAAAGTGGTAACCTTTACTAGTTTTCTTCATTTTTACACCACATTTTAGCTAAAATAGGTCCTAAACGACGTGTTTTACGTTCAAAACCTAGTGTCTTTAGGGCGTTTGATATACGAATTTGAGTCGATTTATCATTTTTAAAACCTTGTAAAACAGTAGCACTTTCTATTAAATCTACGATACGGAAGGGACCGTTACTACTTATGTTCACACTTTGTAACCTGTTATCGTAGATATTAGTAACAGGTTTTAGGCCTTTAAAAAAGTGATCTAAAATGCTTTCTAACTCGTCATATTCAACACGTGTACCTTGCTCTGTTTCGGCTAATTTTCTAGTCGTTAAGTCTTCTATATATAAGGCTTCACCCGCACGAAAACGTGTTACAGCTTCCGCAAGTAATTGGTCCCTATCTTCTGCGAGCCACTCTAAATCGACCTTCCCTACCTTTACAGGCCAGAAACGACGGTTACCTGTTTTATCTTTTAGATACTCTGAATTGTTAGTAGTCCCTATAAAGATTGACTGTCGTGGATAACTCACCAAGCGTTTACCGTAGGGCGGGCGTATCTTATCCGTTGACCTACTAATAAACTCTTTTAATTGGTTTACATGAAAACGATTCATAGCTGATAACTCGCCTATCTCATAAACCCAAACGCCCTGCATATTAACAACGCTATCTTTGTCACCTACCATTAAGTCACTATCGCTAAACCAGTCGTCACCCGCTAATATACGGGCCGTAGTGGACTTACCTACCCCTTGCTTACCCTCTAAGATCAATACTTGATCGAACTTCGTACCGGGCCTATAGATTCGTGCTACCATAGCGATAAGGGTTTTAGACCCTACAGCTTGTAAGTATGGTAGCGGGCCTTCGGCACCTAAATAATCGATAAGCCAATCGTCAAGACGTTCTAACCCGTCCCATTCTAATTTATCGAGATATGCCTTTACGGGATGAAAGCCCGACTTTTCTGCAAAGTATATAAGAATCTCGTCTATTTTATCTCTAGCGGGCTCGACTCTAAAGTGTTCACTAAACCATTGTTTTAAACGAATAACGTCACTGTCACTGACTGACTGCCCTTTAGCGTTACCCCATGGAGTATTAACAGTCCACACGTCCTCTAGAGTGAAACGATTACGCCCTATAAAATCATCACGCATTAAAGTATTTTCAAGTATTAAAATCATGTTCTTCATGGTGGCTCTAGGTGGTGCATCTTTACCATTACCAATACGTGTAAGTTCGTCTCTCCAGTCCATACCTTCACGAAGTTCTTTTAATTGTTCTTCTTTAGCTTCCGGTGAAAGTTTTTTATTAACAACTTCGTCGGTAAAACAGTTAATTACCTCTACTACCCCACGCTCTGATTTTGCTAAGGTGTATTTATAAACCCATTCGGCGGCTAACTTTCTATTACGTGTTTTCTTATGTTCGTATCCCACACCACCAAGGTAGTAATCTTTATTAGTAAGAACACTTAGAATTTCCTTATTAGTAAAACCATGCCTTAGCATCTTATTACATATCATAAGCATTTCTGCACTTCTATCCGAACTTCCAGTACCTTCGATAATTAAGTCTTTATCTTCTTTTTTAAGGTTAGATACCGAAATATCAACGTCTATAAAATCTGATAAATCCCCTTCATACTCGGTAAACTCTTCATTAGTTTTAGCACCCTCAAACTCGCTAAAACTTTTTATTTCTATAATGTCACCAATAGGGACTTGCCACTTATACCGCTTACCACTATCGGGATGAATAGAAGGCGGGAGTACAACTTGTTGACCTTTACCCATGACAGAAATTTCCCAAGCGGCACGTAAGCGAATACCTTTCTTTAACTCTTCGGGTTTTAGATTATGTTTTTCATACCTGCTTGGTTTACTCGAAGGCATATGTACCTTTACTTTTTCTTTACTTTGAGAAAATCGAAAAGGCTTTTGTGGTTCTTCCGTTAGTACGTATATATGTTTAGACCCGTTACCACGTCCAGACGCTACGATAGGCGCGGTATGGTCTAGTCTTAACTCTTCTAATTTATCGTGCATTTGTTTTAAGTGTTTTTTATCTTTTGATTTTATATCGCAGTCCACTACAGCGAGATAATATAAAGAGTCGATACTTGATACTTCACCAAGCCTTACACCTACGTTGTACCCTTTCTTAAATTGTTTCTTTAATTCGGGCCACGTTGCCCTAGGTCCTGTCGTCCATTTAGAATGTACGGGTGCTTTTGAACGTGGTTTAATCCAATGAATAGCGAAGCCTTGGTCATAAAGGTCTTTAATAACTGTCATTTGATTCATTATACTAACCTCTAGTTTTCTTATTATGTTTTAGATAGCCTGTAATGATAGCTTCATAAGTTAAAAACCCGCCTGAATCTTTGACAAGTTTTTGCATATGTTCGGGACGTGGACAGGCTCTATATATCTTCCAATGTGAAACGGTAGATGGTTTAACTTTAGCGAGATTAGCGACGTGAGAAATACCACGTTGTTGTATGTATTCGTTTATGTTCATTTAATTGGTCCCCGTAAGAATGTCATGCAGCATTAATAAAATTGCTCTTTACATTAATTAAATTCAATCCTAGAAACAAGTCCATAATAAAAATGATACTTCTGGTCTTGGGGGACTAATCAACAATGCTGGTAAGTTATGACAAAGGTCGATATATATGTCGATGTACTTTCAAAGAACGCGGCATACCAGAAAAAGCGGGTTTTATATTTGACCCCATTATAAGTAAGTGGGTAACGTCGAAACCACGGATAGCGATTAGACTACGTGAACATTTTGACGATGCAGCTAAAGACTCATTACTGACTTGCACCTTTGCAAAAACACCTTGGTCTAATCACTTATCCGTACCTAGTAAAGAGAAGCTTCGACCTTGGCAAGAAAAAGGCGCGAAGTTTTGTCTTCAAAATAATCATTCTTATTTAGCATTCGAGCAACGTCTTGGTAAAACACCGACAAGTATCACCATTAGTAACTCGATTGAAAACTCTCTACCTACATTAGTTATCGTACCACCTTTTAAAATATTAGATTGGTATGACGATTTAAACCGATGGGACGTTAAAGACCCCACATACATTTTAACCATTGGTGACTCTAAAGAGTTAATGGGTTTTGAAAATCCCCAAGATTATGACTATATATTAATGAGTGATACAATGTTAACAGAGCCCAATATAAGTGCTTTTGTAAAACGTGGGTATTATAAGCTATTAATAGTAGACGAAGCGCATCGCTTTTCTAACGTTGGTACTAATAGGACTACAGCACTCTACGGTGAAGACGGTTATACGAAAAGATGCCGACATGTAGTTCTTTTATCAGGTACACCATTAAGTAATCGCCCTGCGGAGTTATACCCTTGCTTACGTGCATTGGCTTGGAATCTCATAGACTATATGACGTTTGATGAATACGCGATGAAATATTGTAATGGTCGAATGGTACAGGTTTACGGTGGTAAATCGGTTTTAGATTTTAGCGGTTCAAGTAATGAAGAGTTACTACGTAAAAAGATTGAGCCGTTTATGATAGTTGAAAAGCTTTCAAGTCATGCCGACGTAATACCCGTTCATAGGTTAGTTAAAATTTCTGTCGGTAAGAAAGCGTCGAAGATAAAAGCATTAGCTTTAGAAAACTTAGAACGTAAAAACTTTGAAGATTACTTTAGCGGTGATAATGCTTTAGGTGACGTAGCTACTTATAGAAAAGATTTATCATTAGAAAAAGCTAAACCTGTTATCGAATACATCAAAAGTAAAGTTAAGGAAGACCCCGATAGGGCCACACTTATCTTCGGTGTTCATACCGAGTTACTTCACCAAGTGTACTACGCAATAGCCGAAATGAATAAGTCTAAAAACTATGTCGGCTTTATCGACGGGTCGGTGAAAAAAGATAAACGTCAATTAATAAAACAAAATTTCCAAGACGGGAAGACAAAAATCATAGTCGCGCAAGTTGAAACAATGGTAGGCATTGACCTTTATAAAGGTATGTACGGCATCTTTATAGAATCGCCTTGGTCCCCACGTGCGATTAATCAAGCGTCTTCCCGTTTATTATCCTTCTTAAAAAGAGGAGAGTTTTATTTAGATCATTTAGTATTAAAAGATTCATTTGAAGAGTACGTACTTTCTAGAGTATTAGAAAAAACAAAAAGAATAGATGAGGTGATACAGTGAAACAATACAATATAGTTTATGGGCGACAAGGTACAGGTAAGTCTTTTCATGCTAAAGATATAGCTAGGTATTTTCATGCTAGTGCCGTGGACGATTCGGGCGCGGCACTAGAGGATATACTTAATTTTATAAAAGCGAGGTACTCTGCAAGACGATGGGTTTTTATCGTTCAAGAAAAACCGAAGATACCTTTTTTATTAAGACACCATGTTAGTGCTTATGACATAACAGATTTAGAGGACGCTATGATACCAATACTGGTGTTTAACTAATGAACTACATTAATGATTTAGGATCTATGAAATCTCAAATAAAAGGCCTATCGGCTTTGATAACTAGGGAGCTAAAAAGCGGCTTATCTTGTAGTGCCGCCGAAGAGATTAACGAGTTAACTTTTAGAAGTGAAAAGCTTATTAATAAACTTCGTAAGATAACTTACCAAGATAATGACTTAATATTTTTAAACCGTAAAAAGAATGAAGACATTACGCACTTAACTTCGGGCTTTGAGATAGTAGGTAAATCTATTACTCTTCCCTTGAATCATAACTTTGAAGAGATTAAACAAGCTTACTTTTTTGAGTCGTGTAAATTCAATGGAATGAATAGAACACTTACCGGGACCTTATTAGGTGTTACCCGTCGAACTACCGCCATGCAGGTTAGCGGTTTCATACATAACAATGCCGAAATAAAGGAAGTAGAAAAATGATCCCCGATTGGTATTTTTATTTAACTTTAGTTGGTTACTTATGGTGGTTCTTTGATAGGGTCACTCGATATTATTACATTTTAAAAACGAAAGGATATTTTAATGGAAGATATGAAATTAGAAAATAAATCGTTATCAGACGGTGACGTAGTGGAAGAAATAAAAGAGATAGAAGAGAAACCCCGTACTTTTAATGAAGATCAACTTTATGGCCTTGCGACTATAACACTCTCGCATACCGAAGATGAAAGCGAAAATCCTTCGACTGTAGTTTGTTTCGGTTGGCATGACGTTAGTCACTTTAATAAAGCTTTTAAAAAAGAAGGTTGGTCTGACTTAGGTCAGTACGAAGAAAAAGATTTATCACACCAATGGGCTATCTTTAGGGATTATAAATTTACTTTTAGTAAAGAAAACGTATTAGGTTACAGGAAAATCACCGTAACAAACTGGGAGCAGTATGAATAGTAGAAAAGAATTAGTCGAAGAAATAGCAAGGCGAGAAGGTAAGAAGTCCGAAACTTCTATAGGTAACATT